CTTTGCTATTGCAGGAGCAACCATTGACGCAATATCCAGCGCGGTTAAAGCCTACAACTCTATGGCAGGTATCCCCGTTGTTGGTCCCGCTCTTGGTGCTGCCGCTGCTGCTGCTGCACTTGTGGCCGGGTATGAGAATGTAAAGAAGATTGAAGCGACCAAAGTACCCGGTCAGGGTGGGTCATCGGGATCAGGGGCCGGATCATCTTCATATTCCAACCGTACCCCCGGTGGTGGGGGCGCTGGCGCTCCTTCTCTTGGCGGTGGAAATGGTCGCGTTATCCAGATCGCCCCGCAAAGCATAAGTCAAATGAATAACAGCCGCTCCGGGGGCACTGAACCCGTGCAGGCTTTCGTAGTAGAATCTCAGGTAACCGGACAACAACAAAGAGCGGCAGGATATAGAAACGCCGCATCGATCTAAAATAATTTTATGGAAAAGAAAGTTAAGAAACCCGTTTTTAAATTGGTGATAAGCGATGACACGGACGACCTCACAGGGGTTAGCGTTGTCAGCCTTGTAAGAGACCCCGCTATCCTCAGAAACTTTGAAAAGTTCTCAGCGAACAGTAAACCGTTCAAATTTACCATTCAGGATAAAGCGCGGCAAATTGTGTCCGGTCCGATCATGATAGCCGATCTTCCGATCTATAGAAATGAAAAGGATTCGAGTGGCAAGATCATTGATGAATGGTACGTGGTAGCGGATGCCGCAACTATCGAAAAGGTAGTAAAGAAATATTTCAAGATGCAGCGTACCACAAATGTAAACCTTGAGCATTCTGGCACGTTGATCCCCGGCGTGTATATGTTCGAATCAATGATTATCGATTCTACTCGGGGCAATCGTCCTCCCGTAGGATATGAAGATATTGCTGAGGGTTCTTGGTATGGCTCTTTCACTGTTGATAATCCTGAAATCTGGAAAGCAATTGAAGAAGGAGATTTTCAGGGGTTTAGTATCGAGGGATTATTTGACTACGCAAAAATCTCTATGTCTCGCAAGGACGCAAAATCTGATCTCCAACTTTTCGACGAACTGAAAAGCATTTTAGATCAGTTTTAGTTGTGTGCTGGCTTTGAACAAATTCGAGTTTCTTACACATACCTATATGTAGGCCAATTTTCGGCCTGCTTTCCCAACTATTACAATATGTCCAAAATACTTGATGCTTTGAAAAAAGCAAAGGCCATTTTATCCTCAGTTAAGTTAAGCCAGGAACAGTTAACCAACGGTTCGCTGATTAAATATGATGGGGATCAGATAAAGAAAGGTACTACCGTGTATCTGATGGATTCAAATGATGATTGGTCTGTACTGGCTGACGGAGAATATGCAACGAAGGGCGGGGACAAATTTACTATCACTGACGGTCTCGTTACCGCTGCTGATTTGAAAGCCGCTACAACTGACGAGGACACGGACAAAAAGCCCAAAAAGCAGGCTCAATCGAAGGACAACGAAACCGGCGATAGCGAGAACGATAACGGAGATGAAGGAGTTGACGAGCCGGAAGGAAGCACTTTCGATGATTTTGATGATGAATTTGAAGACGAGATGAGTGCTGAGGCTAAAAAGCCTTATGGTGACGTTGATTATGCCGACAAAGGTTATCAGAAAGACAAACGCCAGCGTTACCCAATTGATACGGCGGAACACATCAAAGCCGCATGGAATTACATCAACAAAAAGAAAAACGCGGATCAATACAACGCCGAAGACTTGCAGAAAGTTCGTGACGCTATTGTTGCAGCTTATAAAGAAAAGATTGATAAGGCCGGACCGCCTTCAATTGCCAAAAAGACCGAAAAGGACGATGAGGAATTGAGCGAGGATAAGAAGAAGAAAACCGAGAAGGTTAAGGCTGCAAAAGCATCTTCTAATTTCTACAAGGCCGAAGTAGTCAAGAGCGCAAAGAAAATCCGCGCTGATAATAGCATCGTTTCCCCACCAGGGGCCGGAGCTGATCTTCCTGATGACGAATTTGATGATTACGATGTAACCGATCCTGCTGTATCCGCAGTAGTGAATATTTCGGATTACATCGACGCAAAACTTCAGCCACTCTATCAGCAGATTTGGGACTTACAGAATATCGTTTGCAATCTCAAGGATTTATTGACCACTCAGCAGACGACTTCTTCACAATTCAAAACTTCGCTTTCCGCCGTAATTGAAACCGTTGAGGCAATTGCAAATGAGCCAGCCGGTGATCCAGTTGAACACGAAGTTACTCCTTTTAGAAAGCCTCAGCCAGCGGGCAGCAAATTCTTCAAGATCATGCAAGCCGCTAAAGAAGCCGAAGAGGCCGCAAAGAAAAAGTAATCACACATTAAAATTTAAAATTCTCACATATGGGTTATAATGTCGCCACTTTGCCTGCGTACGTTGAACAGCAAGAATATCCGCTGATTCACAAATCGCTTTTCAGCGCAAAGACACAGAAAATCGTTCGTAAGCAAAAAGGCATTAAGAGCCAAGCAACGATCAATATCATGGATGATACCTCTACCTTCCAACCGGGTGGTTGCGGTTTCAATCCTTTGGATAGCACCACACTTTCTCAGCGTACAATTACCGTAGGGTATATTAAGGTTGATAAAAACTGGTGTCCTTCTACACTGAATAGCATCTACGCTCAAACGCAATTGAACGCCGGTTCTTACAACGAAGAAATTCCGTTTTGGGATGTATTCACTGAGTTGCAAGCTGGCATCATTGCTGAACAGTTGGAAACCGCTCTTTGGCAGGGTGACGTTACCAGTGCTAACGCTAACTTGGCTCAGTTTGACGGATTTATCAAGCAGGTATCGGGTTGTACGGGTTATGTAGCTGTATCCGGGTACACTGGCATCACTACCTCTAACGCTATTGCTGCCTTCATGGCAGTATATCAGGCCATCCCTGCTCAGGTAGTTGATAAGAAAGACGCTGTTATCCTTTGTGGTTTGGACGTTTTCAAGACGTTCACTGTTGCGTTGACTAACGCCAATCTGTTCCACTATGAAAATGCGAATCCAGCAGACTTTGAAATAGTCTTGCCGGGTACGAATATTAAGATTATCGCGCTGAACGGATTGAATGGTACAGGCAATATCTATGCTGGTCGGTTGTCCAACTTCGTTATGGGTGTTGACCTTGAAAGTGAAGATACCGATTTTGATTCCTTCCGTATGTGGTGGTCGCAGGACTTTCAAGAGGTCAGAATGACAGTCAAATTCAAGGCGGGGGCAAATGTTGCCTTCTGTAACGAAATTGTTTGGTTACAAGCCTAATAACCAATAGGTTATAACAGTGTCAATTTGGCATCATTTTACCTGTTTTAAACTTTATTGTCATTAGTTGTCACAAAATAATGTTAAAGTCCCAAAACGGGAAATCATTTATAAATAATAATATTTTTCAATATGTCATGTAGCCTAACACAAGGTTTCCCTTTAGCGTGTCGAAATGGGGTGGGTGGTATCAAAGCCATCTTCCTCACCGAGCAATCAAGTCTCGCAAGCCTTAGCGCATCGGGGGGAACCGTAACGGCAATTACTTTGACCGAAGGAGCGCAATTCTTTCAGTACTCTTTGAGAAAGGCCACAAGTGAATACACTGAATCCATCGAAACGAACGAGGCGAACGGATCAGTTTATTACAAGGATGATATCAAGGTGGTTCTTTATCAGCTTTCGGCTAACAAATGGTCTGAATTTAATTTGCTGGCTCAGAATCTTCTATTAGTTATCATCTTGGATAACATGGGTAACTATTGGTTGACGGGTACAGTAAACGGCGCACAGCTTCAGACTTCATCAGGTAAGACAGGCAAGGCATTTGGTGATCTCAATGGTTACGATCTCGCTTTCCTTGCTGAAGAACCGCAGCCAATGTATGCTGTTCCAGCCGGTCTGATGCCCGCTCTCCTTGCATAGTCACCATTGCAGGAGACTACACAATTTGCTGTTTTTTTGATCGCACATATATTAAGAACGTCCTGCATTTCCATGCGGGACTTTTTTTAGCCTTTCCAATTTTCTCCAACCTCCTTAACGCCATGCTAAGGAATATTAAGCCGGAAAAATGCTTATAATCAATCAAAATAGCCTCAATAAACTTGTCGTAACACTTTTTGCGGAGGATGTTCTCACCGATAATAATATTTATCTGTTTGAGTTTATCAACCTGACGACAAACGGTTACTTTTATTGCGTTGCGACTGATGTAAGCACGTCCCCATATAGACACAATGATTTCTGCATCACTGAAACCGGCCCGTCTGGATCAACTGATCCCTATGCCGGGCAGGTGAACCTTCCTCTCCCTGGTCAATACTCTTACAACGTCTACGAGAATCCGCAGTCTGTTTTAACTCCTTCAGGACTTCACCGCGTCGAATCGGGTAAGCTACTGGTAGTTGGTGTGACTGCTGCATCACCGGCTTTCCAAAGTGCAGTCAATCCCAACCTTGTCGCCTACAACAATAATATCTACAACTCCTAAATATGGATCAACAACCTTTTACAGGCACAGCCCAATCTTCCAAACCTTTAACAGCAATCGATGCGGCGAAGGAAAATATAATCAACCGTTACGCGAACCGGGTTGCCTTTTCTATCCAGCAGCCTAGTTACGTCCTTCCGAAGATGAAGGAGAACAAAGCGAACGGCGGGTACCTTACCTACGGGGATGATAATAAGTACCCGGATTACCTTTTAAATGCGTTTATGGGGTCTTCGCTCCATCAAGCTATTATTCTGCGTAAGGTTGATGAGATCGTTGCTAATGGTCTCTACGTGCCGATAACAACGATCCCGAGCGGTAACACAGCCGTTACTAAGAATGTCGCGGCGATCAATGACTTTATTAACTCCTGCAACAGGTCAGGCAATTCCCTCAATGAAGTGTTCCGCAAATGCTGCCTTGACTATGAAATTTATGGCGGGTTCACTCTACAGGTTATATATACGAAGGGATCGACAGCTAAGAAACCGCAAATTGCTGAGATTAGATATATAGACTTGAGAAAATTTCGCTTTACATTAGATGCGGATAAATTGCGTTATGCAAAAGATTGGTCGCTTCAAAGAGTAAAGACAATTGATTATGATTTGTACGATGAAGCTGATCCTACCGGGGTGAAGATATTTTATTACAGCGGTACACTTACCCGCGAATGGTATCCCGTTCCCCAGTACATCGGATCGATACCCGCAATTGAAACGTCAATTGAGATAGCGAACTTCAACCTCAACCAAATTCGCAATGGGTTCTTTCCTTCGATCATGGTTTCGTTTCTCAACGGTGAACCGACTGAAGAAGAAAAGGCGTTTATTGAAAAGAAGATGACGGATAAATGGGGCGGATCATCACAAGCAGGAAAGGCAATCTTCACGTTTGCCGACAACAAAGACGCGGCCCCAAAAATCGACACAATCGAACAGCCGGATTTGGATAAACGATTCATCAACTTGCAGACTTCTGTAAGGGATGAAATTTTTGTCGGCCATCGTGTCACTACTCCCGCAATCTTCGGGGTGCAGACGGCTGGTAAACTTGGGCATGGATCAGAATATTTGCAGGGGTATAGCATTTTCCAGAACACCTATGTAAAACCTCAACAGCGCATATTACTCCAACTGTTTAACAAGTTGCTTGGTGTAAATTTCAAAGGATGTGATTTGCAGATACTACCAATCGAGCCGATCAATACGGTATTTACAGATGAAACACTCATCGCATCACAGATGACCAGTAGGGAAATTCGTGAATTGCTTTACAAATGGGGTTATATCACTCAGGTTGCAATTCTCAATGACGAAAAGGTTATCGGTATAACCAACGTTAAACCGGCTCCGAACAAGACAAACGACGAAGCAGAACCGGCGAACAACGTTCCACCGCCAGGAGAAAAGAACATTGGTGATTCTACTGATCCCTCATAAAAATAAATTCTATGCCATTAAATCCGCTTTCATATAATACACTTTTCATTGATGAACCTGCTCTCAAGGCACAAGGTCTGATTAATGAAAATGTGGACATGAAGATTCTGACCCCTGTCA